GATCCGAGCGGCAAGATCAACTATGTCGAATGTCCCGCATCGGGATGCGGAATGTAGACAGCGAACAGCGAGAAATCAAAAGCCCGCCTTGTCCGGGCACGAAATCGCTCTTTGCCGCTCCAGCGCACTTTACGAACAGCGCGGTAATGCCCATATTTGCTGCATAAGTACCGTTAGCGCTCTACAGCGCTCCAATCCCACAGACGGGACACAAACGGGACACAAGGGCAAAGAGGGTAACGCTATGGCACGCCGCACGCGATCAGGACAGACCGAGAATCGCACCAACCGGCTTAAGCTGCCGGTGCGACGCAAACCGTTTTACATACGGCTCGGCGCAGGAGTCTCGCTCGGCTACCGCCGCAACAAGGGTGCCGGGACATGGACCGTCAAGGTCGCCGACGGCAACGGCGGTCACTGGATCAAAGCGTTCGGCACCGCCGACGATCATGAGAACGCCGACGGCGCAAACGTCCTCAATTTCTGGCAAGCCCAAGACAAGGCCCGCATCATCGCGCGCGGCGAATCTTATGGCGACCGGCCGAGCGACCGGCCGATCACTGTCAGCGAAGCAATCGAACAGTACGCATCCGATCTGCAAAGCCGCAACGGCGACGACGGCAATGTCACCCGGCTGCGCTATCACCTGACACCGACGCTCGCCGCCATGACAGTGGCATTGCTCAACGCCCGCGATCTGCGGCAGTGGCGTGAACGATTGTTGGAAACCGGCATGGCGCGAGCCACTGTGAATCGTACCGTCCGGCCGCTCAAGGCGGCGCTGAATTTGGCAGCGCGAGAAGATCACCGCATCGTCAATACGGCGGCATGGCGTGACGGGCTGCGGCAGTTGCCTGACGCCGAATCGCCGCGCAATGAAATCTTGCCCGACGCTGATGTCCGCAAATTGATCGAGGCCGCTTATCAGGTCAGGCCAGCTTATGGCTTATGGATCGAGGCGCATGCCGTCACGGGTGCCAGAACCTCGCAGATCAACCGGCTGATCATCGCCGATTTGCAAGACAAAGACCTGGCCGCACCGCGTCTCATGATGCCGTCGAGCCGCAAGGGCAGCCACAAGGTGATCGACCGCAAGCCAGTGCCGATCCCGCCGGGATTGGCCAAGGCGTTACGACGCAATGCCGCTGGCCGAGGCCACACCGATCCGCTGATCCCGCAGCCGGGTGCCAAGATTACGGTCCAGAAATTATGGAAGCGGGCTCGGGAAGCGGCCGGGCTGGACCCGAAGGTCACGCCCTATGCGTTGCGCCATTCCAGCATCGTCCGCATGCTGTTGGCCGGTACGCCGACGCGCGTTGTCGCCGTCCACCATGACACTTCGATCATCATGATCGAGCGCAATTACAGCGCCTATATCGGCGACCATGCCGATGCATTGACCCGGCGCACCCTGCTCGATCTGGCCGCCCCGGCGAGCGGCAATGTGGTGCCGCTGACCCGGTAAACCCAGGGGTGTGGACAAGCGCAGTTTCGGTTGACAGGGTACGCATAGCGCTCCACGCTTATCTAAGCTGGCAAATCAAGGAGCTGCTCAAACTTAATCAGCGTTGGGGTTGCGGAAATGCGTAGACAATGGTGTCCAAAAAAGCAGGCCGAGGCGGCCGACCGAAAGACAAACTGCCGCCAAACGCACCGCCGCTCGCCCTGACCATTGGGCAGTTTTGCGAACTTCATAACATCTCAGAGGCTTTTTATTTTTTGCTACAGACCCGTGGCGAAGGTCCGCGGGTCATGCGGCTCGGATCGCGGGTTTTGATTCCGTTGGAAGAGGCCGCCCGCTGGCGCGCCGAACGAGTCGCAGCATCTCAAAAGTGAGTCTCCAAAATTCGCGCCGGGGCCGGTTCATGCAAACCAGGTCCCCGGCACTTGTCACACCACGCCCAACCGGAGGGGGCGCAGTCATGACCAAACGTGCGAATATCACGAAGAGGCCTTACACCTACAAGGGTAAAACCGAAGAGCGTTGGCTAGTTATGTGGACCGATCTCAAAGGCAAACGCCGCGAGAAATGGTTTCACAACAAACGCCACGCCGAGATCTACGCCGCCAGGATCGATCGAGAGCTAGCGGATTTCATCCACGCTGCCGACCGCGATACCGTCACGTTGGCTAAAGCGGCAGAGGAATATCTCAAATCGATCGATCAACGGCATGAGAGTCGGAACCGCGATATCGCGGGCTATACGCACCGTTCCTACCACAGTCAAATTCGCAATCACGTTCTTACAGCGCCATTCGCGCATCTGAAGCTGAACAAGATTCGTCCGAAGGATGTTCAGCATTGGGTCAATGAATTGGCGAGCAAGTACAAACACAGATCCGTCGGCAATTATTACGCACACGTCATAAACATTTTCAATTTTGCATCGAAGGAGCAATGGTTGCCGCGTAATTTCCTGCTTGATCATCCGGCAAACATTCCCGGCAAAGACAAACGGCGCGACGACATTCCCGGCTTTGAAGAGGTGCGGAAGTTATTCGCATACTTGGCAGGCCCGCGCCCACCCGGCACGGATCACCATTCCTGGGCATACTATCGAGCCGCGATTTCGCTCGCGGCATTTGCCGGTATGCGAGGCGGAGAATGTGCTGCCCTTCAGTGGTCACATATCGATTGGGCCAATAATCAAATCTCAATTGAAAACAATCGATCCGATTACGATGGCGACAAAGATCCAAAGACGGAAGCAGGGCGGCGTTCGGTTCCGATGAATCCGATCTTGCGGCAAGCCTTGATAGAGCAGTTCGAGTACTGGAGACGCCCGACTGAAGGTTATGTTCTCCGTGGCACGAGAGGCGGTCCGATTTTACCGCACAATGTGCAGCAGGCCTTTCGCGCGGTCATGCGTGGTGCTGGCCTCACCAAACCAGGAGGGAAACAACATCCGACGTTAAATCCGGATGGCGTTTTGTCGATTTTCACGCTCCACGCCCTACGGCATTTCGCGGTTAGTGCTTGGCTCGGCAGTGGTATGCGAATTCAGGACGTGCAACGGCACATCGGGCACAAGAGCATCAAGACAACGATTGACACCTACGGTCATTGGCTGAAGGGCGACGAACATTCGCGCGAGGCAATTGCAAAAATCGCTAACTTGTTTCCCGGTCTGCCTGTGGCTCAGATTCCCACGGCCGCCTCGCCGACCGATGCTCCGTATGAAGCACCCCGCATGATCGAAGCGCCGCCGACTCGTCCGGTCCACGCAGAAGAACTCATACAGGTGGGCGAGACGGTCGTCGGCGAGGATGACCTGGCGCATTCACGCCGCGCGCCGGAAAACGCTCCGGCTTGGGTGCAGGAAGCTCTCGATCTTCTCTGGGATGGTTGGATGCTGATCGACGTTTGCAGGCAGGTGAAACGCCATCGCGCGAACGTGCTTCAGGTCTTCAAGCGTCACGGGTTGGCCCCTCCGACCGCGATCCGCCGCGCGGTCATGCACGCTCGTTGGGAAGCACTTTGCAACGCCGGTTATGGCGATGCGGAGATCGCCGAGAAGACCGGCGGCACACTGCACAAAGTCTGGGAGTGGCGAGTTCGACGGGAAGGAAGAGGCGAGCAAGTTAGGGTTAAGTCGTTGACGCATAAGGACAAATACATAACCTTCACCAAGCTAAAAACGGGAAAAGAGCGGGGAAAGCAGCTAAGACTGCTGTAATTGCTGCTTTCACCCAGTTGCCCTTTTCAACCACAACACAAACGACGAAGCCGTTGGAAACATTAGTTTTCGACGGCTTCTCGTTTTCCAGGGAATTTCCGCGTGAAAGTGTTGAAAGCCCGCATGGATATTGAGCTTCTAGGCCCTAAACGGCTTTACGGGAAAACCTACGGGAAAAGTTTTTCGACGCTCGAATTCGCCGTCTCAAGATCGGAGTTCCGATGAGACTTCTAACGTCCAAAGACCTGCTCGACGCCTTCGCCGCCGGAGCCGACTTCCGGCCGTGCCGGGAGTGCGGACAGCCGACCTGGCAATGTGCCTGCGAGGTGGTCTGCATCGAGTGCGGCCAGGTGCTCTCGAAGGATGAGATGCGCACCTTTATCGCGGAGCCGCGTTGCTACGGGTGCGAGCTTTAGTGGCGCGCTAGGGCGCCCCATAGACGTGGCAGTTGCACCCATGTCCGAAAGGTCTTGTGCAGATCACCTAGCGCGCTCTCCAGGCCCGAGTGCGAGGCGGTCGCTCTGGTTCGTCTTCGACCGTCTCGACTAAACGGCGCAGCGCCTCGTCGACGATTGCGTGTCCATGAACTGTGCGCAGTCTCGCGAGATCGCCCTCAAACGCGAGTCGATAGATCGATTGCCGATGCTTAAGCAAGGCGACGATGTCGCCAATTTGCCCGTGACTCATGGTGTTCGAATCAACTCATGTCTAAATGGCCGTATTCTACCGCAATGTGGCAGCGCTTGCGCAGCGCGAAGCTGATGCTCAATCCTATCTGCGAGCCTTGCTCAGCGATCGGACGCATCGAAGTGGCGACGCTCGTTGATCATGTGCAAGCGATCAGTGATGGTGGCGAGCCGTTTCCTGAAATGTCTGGGCTGATGTCGATGTGCAGCGCCTGCCATAATCGCAAGCATAGTCCTAAAGGCGCGTTCATTGGATGCGATGAAAGCGGCATGCCTATCGGCAATCATCCTTGGAATGCAGAGAGCGGCGGGTAGTAACTGTTCAACCCGTAATACCCCCTCGAGCCTCTGGCATTCTCGAAAAGCACGGACCGGCCCTGCAATCGCGCGCAGAGTTGGACAATTCAGGGTGAAAAATGGGCCTCGCTGGACCCGGTCGGAAATCGATTAAACCGGCCTCATTGATCAGACAGCGCGCGTCATCGCGACGGCATCCGTGGGAGGCGAAAGGCCTGTCCCGTGCAGCGCGCGTTATCCGCTTCATCGAGTCGATGCCCTGCAGCTCAGGCCCCCTCGCCGGTACCCGGTTCAAGCTCCGCCCCTGGCAGAAGAAGTTCATTCGGGCGGTCTATAAGACCGATAAAAAAAACGGCCGCAGGCTCGTTCGCACGGCGGTCCTGTCCGTTGGCAGGGGTCAAGGCAAAACCACGCTGGCGGCCTTGCTAGCCCTTTGCCACCTGGCCGGGCCCGAGGCGGAAAGCCGGGGCGAGATCTACTCGGCCGCGAATGATCGCTTCCAGGCGAGTCGCATCTTCAACGAAATATCGGCCATCGTGCAGCGCGTGCCGTGGCTCGACGAGCGCGTGACGCTGCGGCGCTTTACCAAAGAGGCGGAAGACATCGGCGGTACCGGATCACTCTATGCGGCCTTGTCGGCCGACGCCCCGACCAAGCACGGCCTGGCACCGACGCTTTGCGTTTACGATGAACTCGGCCAGACGATGTCCCGAGACCTCCTGGACGCGATTGAAACAGCATCGGGCAAGCGCGGCGGCTTGCTGCTGGTGATCTCCACTCAGGCGGCGCGTGACGACGCGCCCATGAGTCAGCTCGTGGATTACGGCCTGCGCGTGCAGCGTGGTGAGATCGACGATCCATCCTTTCATCTGACGCTCTACAGCGCGCCGAAAGATTCCGACCCATGGTCGCCGACGACCTGGAAGCTTGCCAATCCCGCGCTCGGCGATTTCAGATCATTGAAAGACGTCGAACGGTTGGCGCTGCAAGCTCAAAAAATGGTGGCGGCCGAGGCCTCGTTCAAAAATCTGATTCTCAATATGAGAATCAACGCGACCGAGCATTTCATTTCCTCGGCCGTCTGGAAGGCCTGCGGCAGCCCCGTAGACGTTTCCAGCCTCAAGGGGCGGCCCTGCTACGGCGGCCTCGATCTCGCGGCCTCGCGCGATCTATCGGCGCTGGTGCTGGCATTCGAGGCCGACGACGGCACGTTCGATTTGCTGCCGTTCTTTTGGCTACCCGATGATGATCTCCGCGAACGCGAGGATACCGATGGGGCGCCCTATGTGCGCTGGCGCGAATCCGGCTTCCTGCTGACTGCGCCGGGCAAGACCATGGACCCGGAAGTAATCGCCAGAAAACTGGCCGAGCTGCATGGGCAATATCAAATCCGCGCCTTGGCTCACGATCGATGGAGAGTCGAAGATTTGCGGCGCGAGCTGAGTGCGATCGGCACCGAGCTGCTGTTGGTGCCGCACGGCCAAGGCTACAAAGATATGACGTTTGCGGTTGAAGTATTCGAACGGCTTACGTTCGAACAGAAGCTGCGCCACGGCAACAATCCGATCCTGACCTGGAATGTCTCGAATGCGCGCGTGACTGCTGACCCAGCGAACAACCGTAAGCCAGACAAAATTAAGAGCACCGGTCGCATCGACGGCCTGGTCGCCGCATGTCTCGCGCTCTCAGTGGCTACCCGGCACGTTCAACAGCCCGAGTGGCAGCCCTTCCTCGAAATCGTCTAACGGGCAACCGCGGTAGCGGGAGCTTCTGCGGTGCGGCCGTGCGACCCGGCCTAGGTCTGGCGAGGATGCCGTGACCAGGTCGCATTCAATTCAAAATAGGAGAACTTGAAATGTTATCGCTTCCTGAACTCAAGGAACGGCGTGCGGCACGCGCTGATGCAATGCGCGCGATCCTCGACAAAGCTTCATCTGAAAAGAGAGAGGTTACCGACGCCGAGCAATCTGCATTCGACGCCGGTAAAGCCGAGATCAAAAAGCTCGATGTCGACATCCGCAACGCCGAGTTTCTCGCCGACGCTGAAAGGCAAATGACTGGCGAACCGATCGGCAACGCCGATGCGAAGTTCGAAAGCACCTGCCGCGAGTTTTCTTTGCTCAACGCCATCCGCTCGCAGATCCCAGGCATGACCGGCGACTTCGGTCGCGAGCTTGAGATCAGCAAAGAACTGGAACACCGAGGCCACATCAAGCGCGGCAACATTCTTTGCCCGATGTCGGTCTTTGAAAAACGTGCGCCGGTTACAACGACCCTACCTGCAAGCGGACCCGGCGGCACCTTGGTCGCTACCGACTTCCGGCCTGATTTGATGATCGACATCTTGCGCGACAATACCGTGGTGCGCCGTCTCGGTGCGCGCTGGCTGGATGGCTTGATCGGCAATGTCGATATTCCAAGACTCAAAAGTTCAAGCACCGCCTATTGGATAGCCGAAAATGCCGCACTGACTGAGTCGGACATGGGTTTCGACAAAATCAGTCTCACGCCGAAACATTGCGGCGCACTGATCCAAATGAGTCGAAACATGATCCAACAAACAACGCCAAGCCTGGAAGACTTGGCGCGCAATGACATGGCCCAATTGCTGGCGCGCGGGATCGATAAGGTTGCGATCCAGGGCGGCGGCACTTCTGAGCCGAGCGGCGTTCTCGCCAACATCGCCAACATTACCGACGTGACCGGCGCGAGCGGAAATGGACTCGCAATCACCTGGGACAATATTCAAGCCGCCATCAGCGCGGTCGAGTTGGCCAATGCTTTGGGCGGCAGTCTGGGTTGGGTGACGAATGGCAGGGTCGCCAAGAAATTGGCGACGACGTTGAAGTCAACCGCCGACACTTCGTCAAATTTTATTGTCGCCGATCTCGGCACCAATAGTTTGGCCGGATTCCCGATGGCGCGGACTAATTTGTGTCCGTCCACTCTAACAAAAGGCAGTGGCACTAATCTCTCGGCGGCGATTTTTGCCGATTGGTCGCAACTGCTGATCGGCGTTTGGAGTTCGATCGATCTTTTGATCAATCCATTTGACAGCACGGCTTTTCCAAAAGGAAATATTTTGGTCCGAGCAATGATGACGCTCGACGTGCAGTTACGACAACCGAAAGCGTTTGCCGCGCTCGACGACATCATTACGACGTGAGCCATGCCAGAGAATCGGCAAATCGATCTTGAAGATATCGATGACGATACCCTCGAATGCATCGCCGACCTCATGCAAAATTTCGACGTCACGGACTGGGACCAAGCATTTCGCATCTGCACAGAGCGCAAGCGGCATGACCCTTTCGAGAAACGTGCGACGAAGCTGGAGATCAGGGCGCGCGGCCGCCGCTTAGAAGGTTACGCCGCAGTCTTTGGAAGCGAAGCTAAGATCGGCGATTTCACGGAAGTGATCGCGCCAGGCGCCTTCAATCGATCTCTCCAACAAAACGACATCGTCGCCATGGTCGATCATGATGTCGCGAAGGTCCTGGCACGGACGCGTTCCAGAACGCTGCGTCTGGCTGAGGACGCGCACGGTCTCGCTTTCGATCTCGACGTCCCCTCGACGACTAGCGGGAATGACGTGCTCGCCCTCGCCAGGCGCGGCGATTTAGGTGGCATGAGTTTTGGCTTTCTCGCGGTCGAAGAAGACTGGACGGGGAATAAGCGGACGCTGCACGAAGTCGATCTGCGAGAAATTTCCGTCGTTCAAAGTTGGCCTGCTTATCCGGAAACGAAAGTTGTCGTGCGACGAAAGAGTCAAATCCACAGTTTCCGTCTCGTTCATTTGCGCCGCTATTTGGAGACGCTGTAAATGGGTCTGCTCGCGCGCATGTTCGGCTTCGAAAAACGCGATGCGCTTTACGTCGATCCTTATTGGTCTTATTTTGCGGCGACGCGCGGCATCGGAGCGGCTTCGCCGGATGTTATTCTAAGCAATCTCGCCGTTGCTGCGCGTTGCGTGGCGTTGCGTTCTGAAATCCTCGCATCCGTCCCCCTATTCCTATTTCGACGAACAGCGGATGGCGGACGCGAGCGTGCTGATGATAATCCGCTGTATCAGGTGCTCCATGACATTGCGAACGCACAACAGAGCGCCTTCGAGGCGCGCGAATATCTGGTCCGATGTTTGGATTTGTGGGGGAATAGTTACGCTCGCATTGTTCGTAATGCTCGTGGTCAAGTTACTGAGCTAGTCCCGTTCCTCGTGGGCGATTGCCAAGTCGAACGGCTACCGAACGGGCGCGTGCGATACAAAGTTTTCAACGGCCGCCGAACCGAGACCTTGCTGACGGAAGAAGTTCTCCACATCAGAGGCGCGACGAGAGACGGGGTGCTCGGTTGGTCGCCGATCTCGATTGCCCGCGGCGCACTCTCCTTGGCGCTTGGGCAGAGCCAGACGGCGCAGGCCATGAGCGATAATGGTTTGCGACCGTCTGGCGTGATGAGTTACCCGATTGCGATGACCCGCGAGCAAAAAGAATTTCTGCGCGACGGCATGGCCAGCATGTACGGCGGCGCCGACAAGGCCGGGAAATTAATCATCGCCGATGGCGGAGCAAAATATGACGCGATCTCATTCACGCCCGAGGACTCGCAATTTCTCGAACAGAGAAAACTTTCGGCGGAAGATACAGCGAGAATATTTGGCTGCCCTCCGACGTCGGTTGGCATCACGGACAAAGCGACTTACAGCAACACTGAGCAGGAAGCCCGCGCCCTCGTTCAAAATTGCATCGGACCCCTCGCAGCTCGGGTCGAGTCCGCGATGATGCGTTCTCTGCTGACGGACGCCGGGCGCCGCACTTACTACATCGAACACGATCTCGACGGACTTCTGCGCGGCGATGTCAAATCGAGATTCGACGCTTACCGGCTTGCGCGCGAGACCGGCGTCTATTCTGCGAACGATGTCCGGAAAAAAGAAAATGAGCCGCCGATCGGACCGAATGGCGATCTCTATCACATGCCAGCAAACTGGCTCGAGCTAGGGCCCGGCGCGGTCGCGCAACCCAATCCGGCGAAGTCGAATGCTTTCCCGGCTTCCGTGGAATAGAGGTTTTGATCTCGACGATCCTCACCTCAGCGATGCGACCAGAAAAGCTCTCCTGTCTACCAGAAAAGCTCTCCTGTCTAAGCAGCGGGAGTATCTAAAGCACCTAAACGGATTCCAACTCGACAACAAAGTCTTTCTCGACTTGGTCAAGGTCACGGCGACAATGATGCGTTCCGCCGAGCCGACCGCGTTCCGCATGGAAGCGCCAACCCGTCATAGTCTTCGCGCGGGTTTGTGTCTGCAAGGGTGGCCGTGGATTATCGCCGATCTGCAAGCGGACTCGGTTGTGCGTCATGCGCTCAGGCGTATCGGCGCGCGGCGGCCGAGATGGATTGAAGGACAAAGGGAATACACAGATGGCGCCTGGCGCGACGACCTGTGCTGGCAATGCGGGGAGCCACTGCCGTCTCACGCAAAGAAATTCTGCAGTGAGAGTTGTTTCAGGAGTTTTCCACGAATTGGAAGAGCCTTCTGGCCCGAGAAGCCCTCTCGCTATTGGGAACAGCTCATGGCGTCGTTGAAAGCAAAACGTCGGGCGAGCCGCGGCACGTCAAGGCGGCGTCGCAGGAAAGTCAAACGAAGTGAGTCCGAACCGGCTCAATGCGCTGCGTGATCCATGTCCGCACTGTGCTCGACTGCTCCCACTCGACGCCGATGTTAGACAAACTTTCTGCTCCATCGAGTGCAGAACCCTTTCGTATAGAGGACTTGAATCTGCCGCCCGAGCGGCCGCTCGCTCCGGCAAAACTTGTCGCCAATGCGGTCTTCAGTTTGATGCCCGGCATCTCTCCCGGCAGGTCTTCTGCAGCCGAGCTTGCGCCCTGACATTCCACAACGAGCGGCGGTCATGGCGAACCGCTGCGGATCGCGCTGTACGGGCTTGCATTATCTGCAAGCGATTATTCAGCCCGATGAGGAGCGACTCCCAACGCTGTGACCGTTGTCGGAATCGCCGACCGTGGGGTTTTGGAAGGCGCCGAGCATGTCAGTAGTCACCCCGTTTCTGGGAAAGAAGATACTCGATTTTGTCGCCGGAGGCGCAACGCCAGAACGCCCAGGCGGCGTGTGGATGGCATTGTTTGATGGCAATGAGATTGCGCTCGCTGCTTATTCGCGCAGGAGCGCGACATTCCAACCTGCTGACGGAGGCACCTGTTCACTGGCAGTGCCGGTAACTTTTGCAATGACTAGCCTCACCCCGTTCGTGGTGCGCACAATCGGATTATTTGATCAATCTGCCGACGGCAATCTTTTGATGACAGCCCCCTGTAGCGTGGGCGTTCAACAAGACGGTGCCGGTTTTGTTGTTGGGCAGCTCGCAATCACGCTGATGTAAATGCTCCCCCTCCCTTCCC